GGATGCGCCCTGCGAAGAATGGGTGCGCGGTGCCTTTGAGCTGGCCAAAGCCTGCTTTGTGCTGCTGGCCGAACGCTACCCGGAGAATGTCCGCTTTGCAGATGTGAGCCGCAGAGGAAAGGAGAGCATGATGGATCTGCAGCTGTTTGCAGCGGAGGCGACCGCCGCCTGCGGCGGAAACAGGGAGCCGAGGCTGGGGCAGCGGCCAGCAGAACACGAGTGCCGCTCAAGGCACGAGGTGGACGCTGGGAGCCGCAACCCGTGGGGAGCCTTTATGCTACAGCTCTTTGCAGAGGGAGAAGCCGCTCCCCCTGCCCTGAGCGAAGCGCAGACCCGGCAGGCGGTGGCCTCCGGCACCATGAAGCCGGACGAAGCAAAAGTACCCGCTGCGCCGCAGGCTTCGGCAGAGAAAACCGTAGAGCTGCAGCCGGAAAAGCCCCGGCAGGAACTGCCTGTGCAGCGCCCAGAACTGCCGCCGCTGTCCAGCTTTGCCCGCAGCACACAGGCTGCTGTGCACAGCCTGCATGCCCGCTGGGCGGCAGAGGAAGCGGCCATGCGCCGCAGCCAGCCGGATTTTGATCTGCAGAACGAGCTGCGCAGCCCGGAGATGCGCCGCCTGATGCAGCTGCCCGGCATGAGGGTGCGGGATGCGTACCGTCTGGCCCACTACGACGAAAACCTGCGCACTGCAGCGCAGGCTGTGGAGCAGGGCGTGGTGGAACGCATTCAGCAGCGGGCCGCACGGCCCACCGAAAACGGCATCCGGCCCGGCGGCGCGGCTACCGTCCGCCCGGATGTAGCCAGCATGACCCGCGCCCAGCGAGAAGCACTGGAACGCCGTGTGCTCCACGGAGCACAGATCGAATTGTGAATATTTTACAAGAGAAAGGAATATGAGCATGAACAAGAATTTCAACATCCAGCTGTTTGCGGAAAACCTGAACACCACCGCTACCATGTCGAAAGAGATGAAGACCTTCTACGAGAAGCGTCTCATCGATCAGGCAGAGCCGCGTCTGGTGCACGACCAGTTTGCGGACTACTACCCTGTGCCCCAGAACGGCGGCAAGACCATTGAGTTCCGCAAGTACGACAGCCTGCCCAAGGCCGATACCCCGCTGACCGAGGGCGTGACTCCCAACGGCCAGACCCTGAATGTGACCACCATCACCAGCGATCTGCACCAGTACGGCGGCTGGACTCCGCTGACCGACGTGCTGCAGATGACCGCCATTGACAACAATGTGGTGCAGGCCACCCGTGTGCTGGCAAGTCAGGCAGGCCGCACCATGGACAGCATTACCCGCGATGTGCTGGCGGGCGGCACCAATGTGATCTATGCGCCCAAGCTGGCCGCAGACGGCACCGAGACTGCCGTTGCCAGCCGCAAGGCACTGGACAAGACCTGCACCCTGACCCCGAAGCTGTTCTTTCAGGCGGCGGCACAGCTGGGCGCGATGAACGCCGACCCCATCGGCGACAGCTACATTGCCATCATCCACCCCTACGCTGCCTACGACCTGAAGACCAGCAAGGAGTTCATTGAGGTGCACAAGTACGCCGACCCGGACACCATGTTCCGCGGCGAGATCGGCAAGCTGGGCAACATCCGCTTCATCGAGACCAGCGAGGCCAAGATTTGGAAGGATTCCACCTGCCCGGACGGTCTGGCTGTGTTCGGCACGCTGGTGCTGGGTGCCCACGCCTACGGCGTGACCGAGCTGGAAGGCGGCGGTCTGGAGCACATCGTCAAGCAGCTGGGCTACGGCGACGACCCGCTGAACCAGCGCGCTTCCGTGGGCTGGAAGGGCATGCGTGCGGCAGAGCGTCTGGTGGAGCAGTACATGGTGCGCATCGAGAGTGCGTCCAGCTATTCCGCCACCGCTGCTGCAAACTGAGGAGGCGTGAACCATGGCTGAAAAGAAAAATGTGCGCATCCGGCTGTTCAAGGATAACAGCCGCTACAAGGGCGATCTGTTCGTCAGCGTGAACGGTGTGAACTATAAGATCCGCCGCGGCGTGGAGGTGGAAGTGCCGCCCGAAGTGGCCGAGGTGCTGGAGCACAGCCAGATGCAGGATGAGCTGACCGCCGCCCGCATTGCGGCGGCAGAGAACGCCGCCCAGTAAACCCGAAACAGACAAAAAGCCCGGCTGGGGAGCCTGCCCGGCCGGGCCTTTATAAAAAGGAGAGTGAACATATGACCGTAGGACAGGCGCTGGAACGCGCCGAAGAGCTGCGCCCGGGCAGCCGCATTGCGCTGGCCACCCGGCAGGCGTGGCTGAAGGAAGCAGACGCGATGCTGCGGGAACGCTTTTTTAAAAACAGCATCACAGATGCATACGACGATGTGGGCGCAGACCTTGCATGGGACGACAGCCTGCAGGACGACGATGTGCTGCTGGCACCGGCACCTTTTGATGCGCTGTATCCGCATTATCTGTGTGCCATGACCGATGCGGCCCTTGGTGAGACCGACCGCTACGTCGGGGAGCAGGCCCAGTACAACAGTCTGCTGGCAGATCTGGCGGCGTGGCTGCGGCGCAGCTACCCGACCCTGACGGGTGCCCAGTGGCGCTGGTAAGGAGGTGAGAGCATGGTTCTGGCAAACAGAGCGAAGCTGCAGAACAGCCGCAGTCTTGTGCGGGTATTCGGCGGGCTGAACGAGACCTATGCCTGCTCAGAAGCAGAGTACAGCGCGGGCGTGAATTTTTCTGCCCGGGATTTCCCGGCGCTGAGCACCCGCAAGCCGCGCCGCAAGCTGAGGGAGTTGACCGGGCTGAACGGCATGTATCACCTGAACGGGCTGCTGACCGTCTGTGGGAAGGATCTGATCTACACGCCGGATGCCGACGGCGCGAACCCGGTGACCTGCACCGAGGCAGTGACCGACGGCAAAAAGGCACTGGTGGGCATTGGTACAAAAATCCTGATCTTCCCGGACAAGGTAGCCTTTGATACAGCGGACGGAAGTGTTTCGGCACTGGGAGCTGTATGGCAGGCAGAGGGACAGAGCGTGCAGTTTGCACCCTGCGATGCCGCGGGCAAGGTCTACGAGGTGAGCGGTTACGGCAAGGAGGAACCGGAGAAGCCTGCAGACGGACAGCTCTTTTTGAAGGTGGAGGACGAGGAGCACCCATGGGCCAGCACCAGCACACTGGAAGAGTACAGCGCATCCTCCGGCAGCTGGACGGCAGTGCCGCTGGAATACTGCCGCATCACAGCGGCGGGCGCGCAGAGGCTATTTGCCCAATGGGACACCGTGACCGTGCAGGGCACGGCAGCACAGCAGGCTGGCATGTGGACAAAGCTGGACGGGGATCTGGTAGTTTACGATGTGCTGGAAAACGGGCTGCGCGTGCGGGTAAGCCCGGAGGGAGATCATGTTTACGGCACGCTGGTGCAGAGCGCCGAGAGCGCCCAGTGGACCAGCTTGGACGGCAAGGAGACACGCAGCTTTGCGGTGAGCACGCCGGTGCGGATGGAACGCCGCGTGCCGGATCTGGACTACGTTACCGAGTGCGACAACCGGGTATGGGGCTGCAGCAGCAAGGAAAACGTGATCTATGCCTGCCGCTTAGGCGACCCCACCAACTGGTTTTCCTACCGGGGCATTGCGGCAGACAGCTACGCAGTGACGGTGGGCAGCGATGGTGCGTTTACCGGCGCGGCCACATGCATGGGCTATGCGTTGTTCTTTAAGGAGAACACACTGCACAAGCTCTATGGCTCCAAGCCTTCGGATTTTCAGCTCACCTCGCTGCGCTGCCGGGGCGTTGCCAAAAACGCGGCGCGCAGCCTGTGTGTGCTGAACGAGACGCTCTATTATCTTTCGCCGGACGGTGTGATGGCATGGGACGGCAGCATTCCAACAAAAGTGTCCGGCGCGTTGGATTCGGGCCGGCTGGCCAATGTGCAGAGCGCGGTGGGCAGTGCGCTGGATGGTCGCTATTACCTGCATGTGGCCCGCACGGCGGCAGGTGAAAATACGGCAAGGCTGCTGGTGTACGATACCGAGCGCGCGCTCTGGAGCGAAGAAAACGTGTGCTCCTACGAGATGACCAGCACCGGCGGACAGCTTTATCTGTGGGACGGGCAGGCACTGTGGGCCGCAGATCCCAGCCGCGAAGCGGACTGGCAGGCCACCGACGGTGTGGAGGAAAAGCTGAACTTTGAGCTGACCACTGGTGACATTGGGCTGGACGGGGCCGAGGACCGGTATCTTTCCCGACTGACGCTGCGGCTGGATGCCGAGTGCAGCAGTACGGTGGAGGTGGCCGCCAGCTATGACGGCGGCCCATGGGAGACGGTGGCAAGCCTGACGGCACAGGACAAGCGGCGCAGCTTTGATCTGCCGTTCGTGCCCCGGAGGCACGGCACCCTGCGGCTGCGCCTGAAGGGCAGGGGACAGATCACCCTGCGCAGCATTGCAAAAACAATGGCCGCTGCCAAGGGCGGCATTGCAGGCGGGGAGGTGTGACGAATGGCAAGCGTGATGGGCATTAACAAGATCGGCCTGCCCAAGCTCAGCGAGAACATGGACCCGGAGGATGCCCGTGCCCTGCGCAGCTACCTGTACCAGATGCAGGAACAGCTGCAGTATGTGCTGAGCAATCTGGACGTTGAGAACATGTCTGACGAGATGCGCACGAAACTGCAGAATTTATAAGGAAAGGATCATATATGGCAAACAGAAAGAAAAAGGACGAAGCGCTTGCCGTTGTGCAGGCGCAGACGGAGGGCAGCGGCCAGCCTGCCGTGCAGAGCGGCTATTCGGCGGCAGGACTGGAAAGCCGCTCGGAGGTGGAAAACGCGCTGGCAAATTCCAGCTACAAGCCCAGCCAGACCGTGACGGATGCTGCAGATGCGCTGAAGGAGTGGCAGGCAAACCGCCCGGGCGATTATCAGAGCAGCTATCAGGAGCGGATCGACCAGCTTTTGAACCAGCTGCTGCAGCGTGAGAGCTTCCAGTACAGCTACACCAAGGATCCGCTCTACCGCCAGTACGAGCAGAACTATTTGCAGAACGCCCACAATGCCAGCGCAGATGCTGCGGCGCAGGCTGCAGCCCTGACCGGCGGTTATGGCTCCAGCTATGCCACGAGCGCCGCCCAGCAGGCGTATCAGCAGCAGATCGGTGCGCTGAGCAGCGCCATCCCCACGCTGTACAGTCTGGCACTGGATACGTATACAAGCGGCGGCAACGAGCTGGTGAGCCAGCTGGATCAGCTGAACAACAGCGAACAGGATGCCCAGCAACAGTACAACAACAAGCTCTCGGACTACTACACCCAGCTGAAGC